GCATCACCATAGTTACCTTCAAGAAGTAACTGTTTAAATATTTCTAATGCACCTGTAGTACCAGTAAATGTGTTTGCTGATGCAGAAGTTGTATCTGGTAGAGCTAATGTACAGCTCATAGTATATGCTTTTCTTCCTTCTCTAATTTCGTTTGGTCCTCTGTTTCTACCATATCTACCTGAGATATAATATCTAGGTTCTGTTTGATTAGAGATATTAATATTAAAACTTCTTATTCTAGCAATTTCTTGCCCAAACAATGAAATAGATCCTTGAGAAAAATAATATGGATTATTTGAAGGGAAACTTATATCACTAGATGTAATACTATTCATTATAGAATACTTAGGCATACCAGCATCTTCTGAACCACCACCGTCAGCATATATATTATTAGCCACAGTAGCTTGATCAGCTTGGTTATGTGTCATACCTAAGAAGTTTATAGTATCCCATCCGAAAGCTAATAGTCCACCTTCATCTGCAGATATAGTAGCTGAGTCTACCATTCCTCCAAAGAATCTTCTATTGAAGTCGTTTGCTGCAGTTTCACTACTATCTCTCATATGCACATGCATAGAGATTGTGTCCAAGTCATTTGTAGGAGTAATAGTATGTGTAAAATACCCTGAAGGTGAAGCTCCACCTGAAACTTCGTGAACTTGGGTATTATCTGCATGATCAAACCTTAATGGTTTATCTAATCTAAATATATCAGTTCCGGGTTCTGCAATTATTTGTCTAACTTCTGAAGTATCTGTACCTCCAGAATCATCTGTAATTTGGATATAATCATTTACTGCTAAGTTACCTACATCACTTCCATCACAATCAATAAAGATGTCACCTTTTTTAACAGCTCCATCTAGTAAAATAGTATCAGATGCTACAGACGATGGCACAGTTGTCATTTTACCTATTGGAAATCTTAAAGGATTTGCGTTAAGTAAAACCATATCTGAGATACCCCCTGAAAATGTTTGCTGTCCAGCATAAAATTCAGCAGGTTGTCTCTTTGCAGTAGTACCTAAGAAGTATCTAGGTTCAATAGTAGGTGCCATATCAGGTACGCTAACTGATTCATACACTCCCGGTACATCTGTAATATAACTTACAGATCCTGTACTAGCTGTAGATTCTATATTTATTATAATTTCGTTATTTGCATGGAAAAAAGCTGTTGGTCTATCTAAATATATAATACCTGCAGTAGTTCCTGTAAAGTGAACCACTCTTCTTATTTCATATTCAGTAGCTGTAGATGTGTCAGCATCACTGCTTGACTCACTACTTCCTGCATTTACATTACCAATTCTAATAAAATCCCCTACATATAGAGTGTTACTTCCATTATCGTAGGTGATTTGTGTGCTTCCTGCAGGTAAATCATTACTGTCGTTGATTAACCCATTAAAACCACCCGTATGACGAGTGCCTGAATTTAACTCAGGATCTCCTCCTTGGGCAGCTTCAGCCGCAAATGTCACTTGTGATTGATCACTTCGTAGTATAGCCATATTGTTCTCCTTATATTATTATACTAAATTTTACGAACTTTCCAACAGAATAGCACTATTTACTAGCTCTATGTCTATAGTTGCACTCCAAACATTTACATTTTCATCCATATCTTCTCTAAAGTTTTGAAATGTAATTCTTTGAAAGTTAGTTAAACTATGTCTTCTGACATGGCAAATTCTTCTTATTTCTTTCATTAAGTTATATAATCTTTGTCTACTATTATTTGTATAGACTTCTAAATCAACTTCATATATTCTATCAGCATATTTATAGTTACCTATTGGAATTTCTTGCTGGGCACCCGGTCTTGCAATAATATAATCACCTTTATTTAAATCATACCTTATTTGTTCACTAGCACCAGTAACTACAATGTAATTAGGCTCAGTTACATTACTTGAATTCCACTGAGAATTGAGTTCATCTACAAACTCTTTAGCTGCCATTGGTTCATTAGACATTAAAATACCTCAAATGATCGGAGAGAATCTAGAAGCTCGGCTGTTTCTGCAGTATAAGCATCGATTTTTTGAGCTATTTGAACTCTATCCATACCACTTACTGATACACCACCATAGTCAGAGTGTCTAAGAACATCAATTGCTGCTAATTTTTTAGTTATATCTGTTACTAAAGCTCCATCTCTACCGTCTGTTGTTATATCTCGACCATAAAAATAAGTAACCTTTATAGGCATAGTAAATTCACCTCCTCCAAATCTAAAGACTGGAGCATTATATGAAGTAAATCTTGCAGGAAGTAAGAAATATCTAGAAAACTGTACCATTCCTGTATTTGGTACTAAGAAAAAGTCTTGAGTTCTACCTTGATCTTTGGTATCGTAAGATGCACCATTCCAAATTTGTAGTTTTACTAATTTATATGGATCAAGTCTATCTAATTTAAAACCATTTACGTTAAATTCATGGTATTCTTGATAAGCTATATTAGGTCTCCATGACTTTCTAGTGTAGTAATCTATCTTAGCCTGAGCTTCATGGATGTAGTTTTCTACTGCGGATAGGCTAGGTGTTGTAGATGAAGTAAAATTATCTCCACCTATGACATTTCCTAACTGTAATAGTTGAAATACATCTGCTGTAGTGCAATATGCTTGTAATCCACGCTTTTTAATACTCTTTATGGTAGGTGCCGTTGATGTGCTAGTAGGACTACTAATTCTAATCCAAAAAGCAGACTCTCCATTTATGGTTGTTTCAGCCCAATTTCCTAATCTGTTTACAGGAAATAGTTCTGCTCCATCCTCACCAAATCCATACGATGTGTTTTCATTATCGTCAGGATCATTTTGATATGTTCCAGACATAGGTATAAATTCTTGGAAAGCAGATCCATTGAAGTATTCATATTTAAGAGTTCCTAAACTACCAGCTGTAGCAATATCAAATAATGCCATATCAAATTTAGAGGCATCTCCTA